GACCGCGTCCGCAGAACGGAATTCCCCTGCCGCCTGCTGCCAGTCGTCTGCAATCGCCCAGTCGTAGCGGATCTCCCGGCACTCCTCGCCGCGCAGCAGCTTGCCTGCGCGGCGGAACGCGGCCAGAATCTCGTCCATGATCCTGCCGGTGCGGCTCTCGTCGCGCATCGCCGCCGCCGGATGCGGAGCGCGGACGAGCAACCGCGGATCCGGCACCAGCGGCTCCATGGCCTCTCCGCTGACGCGGCCCAGGGCGACGAACACGGTGCCCGGCTTCCGGCTGCGGACGTAGGGCGCGAGGAAATGGCTGCTGCAGTGCGACACCAGCTCGCGGGACGGCGTTCCGGTTTCCGGCAGGCAGCGCACCGCATTCGCGACGAAGACGTCCTCCCGCGCCAGTCCTGCGGCGGGCAGGTACAGCCGGTTCAGCTCGCGCCCGCTGTCGCCGCAGAACGGAACGCCCTTCTCGTTCTCGGTCGCGCCGGGCGCTTCGCCGACGACGACCAGACGCGCCTCTTCCGGCCCGTGGAAGGGCACGACGTTGGCCGTCCGGGGGCAGACGCCGGGTTTGTAGCAGGGGCAGTCAACGCTCCTTGCCATGGATCGCCTCCACGATGCGCTTGGCCAGCACGCGCCCGATGCCGTCCACCTGCCGCCAGCGCTTCTCGTCCGCCGCGACCATCTCGGCGACCGAGGCGAAGCTTTTCTCGACCGCCGCGCTGCGCTCCCAGCCGACGCCGGGCAGCTGCACGGCGAACCTGCGCACGAGGCTGTGCTCGACGGGCAGCGGGCTGGGCGGCGGGCCGCCGTAGATGACCTTCAGGCTGCCGTGGTCCTCCCAGGGCTTCTGCCACCAGCGGTACAGCAGCAGGATCATGCGCAGGGTTTCTGTGCGGGACCGCGTGCGCCGGACGCGCAGCGGCGTCATCGTGTCCAGCGACGTCAGGAACAGCTCGACGTCGTCGAAGTAGAACCGGCTCGCGCCCAGCCGAAGCTCCTGCCAGCCGCCGCGCCTCGGCTCCTCGAGAATGCCCGTCTGCGGATTGGCGCGGCAGGGGCCTTCGACGATGAGGTAGCTGTAGTCGTATGCGGCGAGCATGCCAGGCAGCTGCCTTCCGGCCAGCCGCCCGTTGCGCATGGAGGACAGCAGGTCGCGGAGGGTTTTCAGCTCGACGCCGACGGGCGCGAGGCCGCCGGGGCCGTTGCCCATCCAGCACAGATCGGCGTACTCCAGCTCGGCCAGCTCCACGTCGAGTCCCTCCGCTTTCAGCGGGATCAAAAGATCCCGGCTGCCTTCCCTGCCGTCCACCAGCAGCATACGGTTGCTTACTCTTCGCTTTCCTTGACCGCGTCCGGCAGCAGGTCCATGGCGTCCTCGATCTCTGCAAGCGCGTGGGTCAGCCTGCTATGCGCCGACCTGAGGCGCTCGAGCGCCTTTTCGGCGTCGCTGCGGTCCACCGGCAGCGGATCGTCCGGCCCCTCCTCGAGGTACTGGTAGCTGATGTCGCCGATCAGCTGCTCCATCTGCCTGAGCAGGGAGTCCGCCGCCAGCGGGCTGCCGGGGTTGTCCATCACGATGCGCCCGATGCACCGGATGCGGCCAGCGTCCGCGCACCAGACTTCCAGGCTTTCGGGTTTCCGGATGCAGTAGAGCTTCATCGAAGGCCTCCTCTCAATCGGCTGCGGGAGACGGCACGCCGTCGTCCCAGACCGAGAAATCGTACTCGGGCAGGATCGTGGACGCCAGAGCGGGGAACGAGCACATCGCGCCGGTGAACACCTGCCCGTTGACCCGGGTGGGGTGGAACCGGCTGTCGATGACGCGCACGGCGAACTCCGGCGGGCCGTCGTCGGAGACGAGCAGGTCATGCTCGACCACCAAGTCGACCAGATACTCGAAGCCGCTGAAGCCGCTTCTCTCCCAGCGCCCGGTCCACGAGTCCTTGCCCTCTTTGTTGGTTGCGTATTCCTTTTTGACCTTGTGAATCCAGATCGAATTCTTGCCACGGCCAGCCACGCGGTGGAACAGCGAGCGGAACTCGGCGTTGACCGGCCCGTAGTGGTGCGGCATCACCTGGGTGAGGCGGCCAAACCGCGCCAGCCGCAGCAGCTCCCAGATCTCGGTGGCCGTGTCGATGATAATGGTGCGGACCGACGGCGATTGGATCGCCTCGTCGAACGCGGCGGCGACCTTGGCCCACGCGGCCTCGTAAACCTCGATCTTCTGCCCCGTGCCGGGCAGCACGTGGAAGAAGCAGGCGATGTCCTTCCCGGCGCGCTGCCACTGGCGCACGGCGCTCTCGGTGCCCGGGTCGGACGCGATGACGGCGACGGGGCCGGGCGCGGACAGCGCCCAGAATGTCTTGCCGCGCTTTTCCTTGCCGCTCGAGCAGACGCTCAGCGACGGCGTTTCCTGGTTGGAGATCTTCTTGAACAGGCTCATTACCAAACCTCCGGCTTCGCTTTGTCCTTGTAGGAAAGAATCATCTGCCATGTGCGTTCGAGGTCGTCAGGGTCGAATTCCAGCCCCCAGATGTCGATCCTCTGCGGCGGCGACAGCTGGAGCACGTGGAACCCGGCCCTGCGCCACTCGCCCCTGCCGATGGCCCACAGCTCGCCCTTGACCTGCAGCAGCCAGTGCAGCGAGGCCTCCGGCGAAGTGCTGCGTTTGCTTGTGGTTTTGATCTCGTAGACGATGCGCCGCTCCCAGTCGACGGCGTCCGGGGTGAACAGGACGCCGTCGAACTCGAACTCGCCCGGGTGGTAGTCGCCGCCGAAGGCCAGCGGCCCGTACCAGGCCTCCCACGCCAGCCCCACGGCCATGCGGCAGAGGCCGTCGTGGCCGGGTTCGTCCTCCGACGCCCACTTGCGGCCCATGTCGGCCATCATGGCGCGGATGATGCCGCTCAGGTGGACGCCGGAGGACCGGTTCCCTGCCGGGAGCTTCAGATCCGCATGTCCGAGAAAGGAGCAGCGCATCGCCCGGCCTCAGAAAGGCACCTCGTCCTCGGCGGCCCAGGGCACGAGGACCAGCTGCTTGTTCTCGACGACGACGCCATGGTCGGCGAGCCACTGCTCGTTGACCAGCAGGCGGCTGATCTGGTTGCGCGTCTTGACGTCCAGCTTGCTGCCGCGCCTCATCGCCTCCAGGCCCAGCCGCTGCAGCGTCATGCCGGGCTTGGCGACCTCCATCAGGATCTCGGTTGCGGCGTTTTCGACTTCCGGCGGCGGCCCGCCCGCTGCCGCCGGAGCCTCGGCCTTGGGCGCTGCCTTCTTCTGCGGCCAGTCGATCACCTTGGTGACGTGGATGTACTCGATGGCCTGATCCTGGTTCTTGCCCCGGCGGGTGACCTCGAGTCCGCCCATGTCCGGCATGGCCTTGCGGACGAAGTGGAATTTCAGGCCTTCCAGCTCGTCCGCCCGCCCGCTGTCCAGGCGGCTCATGTCGGCTCCGGCTTCCGCGAGCGACTGCAGGAAGAAGTAGAGCTTGCTGCGCTTGCTCAGTGCGGTTTTGCCGGACAGCGAACGAAGCGTGAGGCCGCCGTCGGAGTCGTTGGGGACGAAGTCCGTGGTCGCGCCGAGCGTGAGATGCTCGGTCGCATCCTGCGCGCCGTCCAGCGTGCGCAGCTGCAGGCGCAGCGATGTGCGCATGTTGGCGGCGTCGACGGTTCCCTGGTAGTCGAACAGCGCGTAGCGGGCCTCGACGATCTCGACGTCGACATCGTTGAGCAGCCCGCCGGAAACGAACGTCTTGGGATTGAGACTGATGCTCATGGTTGCTCCTTCTGGTCGTTGTTGTGTTTCGCCTTGGGCGCGGCGGAGATGCGCCGCACCCTTGAAGCCAGCCAGTCGGGGATCAGGCCGGTTGCGGTCTGCGAGAGCGCTTCGCAGGCGTTGGTGTCGAGGACGAACGTCTCCCCGTAGTCGTCCTCGTGCCTGACGTTGCGCCCGCAAATCTGGATGAGGTTGGCCGTCATGACCATCTGCATGTAGTTGGGGTCGGCTTCCGAGCGCAGGCGGACGAGCGCATCGCCCAGGTTCGGGTACGGCGCTTTGATGACGACCTGCCAGCGGCAGAGGTCGTCCGGGAAGTCGTGGCCGGTGCCGACGCTGGGGCTGACGAGCACGGCGTCCGGCGAGGCCATGTAGGCGTCGATGCTGTCGGTCAGACGCATGGCGGTTTCGATGTCGCGCGCTGCTGCGTACTCCATCAGCTTCTGCGCCCGGGCGTAGCTGACGGTGTGGATGATGCCCCGGCTGCCGGGCCTGGCCTTTGCGATGTCCAGCGCGGTTTTGAACACGCGCAGCACGGCCTCTTCCTGCGCGGCGTGATTCATCCTGCCGCGCGGCAGCAGGTAGACGGGACCCTTGGCCGGGTCGAACGGGCAGGGGTAGTCGTAGCTTTCGAACTCTTCCCGGCCCAGGCCGAACAAGGTTTGCACCTGCTGGTCGGTGATGGTGGCCGAGCTGAGGACGACTGTCCTTGCCCGGCTCAGGATGGCGTAGCGGAACCACGGCGCGGGCCACAGCGTGCCAATGACAATCGAGCTTTGATCTTC